ATGATCGGCGGTGTGCGTCTATGCAGTATGTCATTAGACCTGTATCCTTGTTGTAGATAACGAGGTCTTGTGGTATGTAGTCTACTCCGCAGAACAATGCGGCTACTGCTTCGCTGACGCTGATCGCATCTTCATCGACCAGCTGTATGTCTTTTCTATATCTCATTTGTTTATTTCTATTCTTATTTGTTTTGCGTGTTCATACCATATGAACAGCGTGCTACCCTTATTCGGTTGACCGAATAAGAGTAGTATCGCTAATCATGTAGAGGGATTACATTTTCAGATAGTCAAGGTTGCGTTGGGCTGACTCGATTGCATCTTCCGTAGTGAACGGGCGATGCCAGTTCTTGAGTGGGTCTTCGCCAGTCTTGGCACAATACAAATCATACAATGCCCAGCACCTAAAGGAGTGCAGTATCCTGCCTTGGCAACCCGCCTGTCCGAGTTCGATGAGAGTGACCTCATCTATCTCGTCACCTTCACGCTCATCGAATCCTGCTATCGGTTGGTAGTCACCACATCCAACGATGCTGTCCTGATAAACTACATACCAATGCTTGCCGTCCTTACGACCCATGCTGACATACTGAATATCCATATGCCAACTTTCTGGGCAACACCTGTCATCGCAAGGCCAAGGTACTGCGACATCCTCGGCATCAGACTCCCACTCGAAGTCACCTTCTGGCGTGCCATCGAACAAGCCTTCGAGTGTGGGGGTTTCGAGGTTGTCGATCTTGTCTGCATAAACAGACTCAACCTCATTGGTCAGCTCTTCTATTATTTGTTTTTGTTCTTTAGTCATATTTCTATTTGTTTACTGCTCAAACCATATGAACAGCGTGCTACCCTTATTCGGTTGACCGAATAAGGGCAGGTCGCTAATCACTTATTGTATTTGACGAGGTAGCCTGTTGCGGCGAGTGGTTTGACCCATCTATCACTTACATCTCGTATCTCCCAGAACTCTTCACCCGCAAGCATTTTATTGCGGCGCGTCTCTTTTCTGTCCGCTTCCTCTACCTCTACGAGTTCGAACTTCGTGTCCTGCGATTCGTAATACTCACGCAAGGCATCCCTATCTGTGGATATCATGCTGTTAACAGGCTCGAACCCAATGTCGGGCGACCCCCACCAGAAGACTAACTCCCATAGTTTAAATTCTTCCTCGACTCTCCGACTTACATACTCTGCATCGGCTAGAATATCTTTTAGTTCTTCTTCCATGTAGTAAACACTAGACAGCAGTCCGCGAATACTCATTGCTAATTCTTCGATTTCTTTTTTCATATTCTGTTTTGTTTCTATTTGTTTCTGCGTGTTCACCATGAACAGCGTGCTACCCTTATTCGGTCAGCCGAATAAGGGCAGGTCGCTAATCATATCTGGTTCTGTTCCAGATCTACGCGCATCAGATGTTGCCCGACCTCTCGAAGGTCTCGGCTGAAGTCAAGCACCACGCCTTGCGCCTTGTTTAGGTGCGCTGTCCAGTCACCGAATGAGTGTCCGCCGATGTTAGCTGGCGAGTATTCCACATCATCTCCATCCCTATCGAACTCTATGGATATGGTGGTCAGATCAAACTCAAACTCCAGATGAACCTTTATCGGGCATCTGGTTTCGGATATCGTCATCTTCACATACCATCTATGTCGTGCATTGGTGCTGATGTTTAATGTCGCATCATACTTATCAGATATCTTGAACATCTCGCTCAAGAACTCTTGGACTACTACTTTTTCTGATTCTAACATATGTTTATTTCTATTTGTTTACTGCTCATACCATATGAACAGCGTGCTACCCTTATTCGGTTAACCGAATAAGGGCAGGTCGCTAATCATTTGCCTATGACTGGCATCATCACGACATTGCCATACAAGACTGGCGTTGGCGTTGCTAACTTGTCGAGCGCATCACGGCTCGCAAGATAGATGATGGCGGCGTCAACCGACGCCGTGCTTGTGGTCGCGTCAATGTTCATGGCTTTACCTCTCCGTATTCGATTTCATGACCCTTCACAATCAGGTCAAGGGCATCATTGTATTCCATCCCATAACGAGACGCGAATTCTTCAACGGTTAGGACGTTATTGAACCATTCGATAAATGCTTCGTGAGGGTCAATGTTCATGGCTTTACCTTCACTTGATTGAACGCTTCGGCGAGGGACACGCCGAAAGGTTGACGAGTTGTCACGCTTGTCACGACAGGCGTGTTTCGGGTCACGGCAATCTCTTGCCAGCATCCGTTGATCCAACCCATGTCCTTGATGACCTTGGGTTTGACGATGTTCTCTTCGATGAGCGCGAAGAATCGCGCATGCTCTATTGTTCTTCTTTTCATTTGTTTTTCTCTATGCGGGTTGATAACCGCTTGCTACCCTTATTCGGTTAGCCGAATAAGAGCAGACAGCGACCATCACCATGAGCCATTCAGATGCTGAATGACTATGACGAGGTAGACGGCAATGATGATGCCGACAATGAATGCGAGTATTTCTTTCATGGGCGGTGTCTGATGAATTGAACTTGATAGTCGAGATCCTCGTCCTCTACGAGGGCTTTGACTAATCCGTTTTTGGCTTTGGACAACCTTCTGATTGTCCCCGACACTTCCCACTTCTGGGGTTTCCCATGCTCGTCATGAACGAGGAATGAGTGATAGTCGGTGACGACTCCGACTTTGAGCAGGGGTGATGATTTGAGATAGACCTCAAACCTAGTGGTTGGCATATTTTTCTTTATCATGATTCTGATATTTGAATGTGGAATCCTGTATCCTGTAAGGGTTGGACTTGCAGGATACAGGGTGCAGGATTCTTATTCGGTTGACTGAATAAGGATTACAGGCGAGCGGCGATGTTTGCCATGAGTTTGACAAGCTCACCCTTGGGCATTTGCGACAGGTCAACATCGCTCGCTTTTGTTGGCTTGCCTTGGCTTGCCTTGGGCTTGTCGCTTGCCTTGCGACCACCACCAGCGGCGCGGGCGCGGAAGATGTTCTTCTCGCCTTTGCTTTCGTACAATCTCACGCCCGCCTCAACGATAGTTTCCATCGCCCATCGGCGATCATAACCTTTGCTCACGGCATGAGTGATGAATGCCTCGCGAAAAACGAGAGGCTCAACCTTGCCGTGGTACTTATTCCATAAAGCCATGAGCGTATCCATCAGGATCACTTCGGCTTTATGCACACCGAGCATTGCCGTATCCAATACGGAGAAGTCGATTGTGATGTTTTTGTTTTTGTTTTGTTTTGCTTTCATGTTTTGCTTTCTACTTTTGTTTTTGTTTTTGCTAGGTGAGGGAAGCGATGCGTCAAATCTTATTCGGTCAGCCGAATAAGCGCATCTCCCCTCACCCACTAGGGGAATCCATACCTCTAACCGCCACGCTTAAAGCATATCGCAAAAGCTATTTGAACCCTGAATCCTGATGCCTGAACAAGGAAACAGGATACAGGCTACGGGTAGGGTTTGGGTTTTTTGGCTACAGGGTTCCGATAGGAACCATGCTTGAGAAAAAATAATTTTACTTGACAAATAAGGTGTTGACACGAGAGTATAACCTCTATGAGCGACAAGGAATCCTACTACGAGCGGTTCAAAGAGGAGCGTAAAGCCTACCAGAAGGCGTATTACACCAAGAATAAGGAGTCGCTGAAGCGCAAAAAGGAGTTGGACGCAACTCTAAAACCGGAAAAAGTGAAAAAAGTGCAGGAATACCAGCACAATTATTACTTGACAAACCGCCAGAAGCTACTGGAGCGCAAGAGGTTACGCTATCGGGAAGAAAAATCTGCGTAACTGTACCCTGTACCCTGTATCATGTGACCTGTTTCATGTGTCACGTAGCCTAAAAGGGTACAGTGTGTAGGATACAAGACAAAGTGGACGCTTTGTGTACAGTTTTTGATACGTTAGCACATTTCGCGGACGGACAGGCGCGGTAAACGGTTCCGGTTACAGGATTCAGAAACAATTGGACACGACTTTTGGGCTCCAAATAAGGTAGAAATTGAAAACGCTAAATGTCTGAAAACTTTTAGAGAGTGTGCTAATTCATAATAACTCAATAATTCAATTAATACTGAATTACTGAAGTATTATGAATTACCTAAAGGCTAGAGAATTATATATATGGCTGTGCAAAAATCAATTTCTACCTTTTTTAAGAAATAACTTGACGAATGGGTGGGTTCGGGTATGGTCGTCCCATGACTGAGACCAAACGACACCGCTACGGTGACATCCGCGAGAACGGCGACGTCTTCATTTGCTACAGGCCATCATGTAGGGGCGGCGAGTATTGGGTTACGGCTGAACGCTTCACTTCGCTTAAGCTCAAATCTGCGGTTCGCCGGAACGAGCGCAAAGAATTGAGGTCCAAGAAGCCGAAACGGATTACGATCTACACCCATCCTCAGTTGCGAGTGCGCCCCTTTAAGACCCGCCCGTTCAGACAGAAACGAGAATTAACTCAGAAAGAATTTGACACGCTGCCCTTTGGCCCCTATACCGCTCCCACCATGACAACACTACAAGACATGACCATAATCCCGAACTACTCGAAGTACGCCATCACTCCTGCTGGCACAGTGCATCGTGTTACACCTGCAACACGCGGACGCACTGCTGGTTTGCAGCATCGCGTTACGCCCGTCATTCATCCGAAGGGCCATCAGTGGTGTGTGCAGATCACAGATGACAACGGCAAGCGCAAACGCATTCCGATCAAGAAGTTGATGGAAGAGGTGTACGGCAACGCTGAAACTATTTCTTGACTTATTCGATAGGTTATCTACGCTCGATTTATGCCTAATTCGTTTCAAGACACCGTAGAATCACGCCTCGCACAGGCCCTCGATTCAGAGAGAAAGAAAAAACAAAAAGAGTACTTTCTTGCTCGGGAGAAAGCATTTGATGAGCTTGGTATGGAGATGGTAGAGTCCGCAGAAAAATCACCTAAACTCAACCCAAGTGGTAAAGCAAAATTTGATTACTATCAAGATCCGCTTTTAGGTAAGCCATTAGGTGTGGTCGCACAACCAGATGCTCGCCACGCAGCAAGACTTCGAGGGGCGGCTGCGCGGAAATAGCGCGGCTAGAACTATTTCTTGACTTATCCGATAAGCTCTTTACGATACTACGCTGTGACGCAAAATCCGCCTATGGTTCCATCTGGTCTGAACGAGTTCGACCTGCTTAACCTCGACCCGCAAACTCTGACGCCACCGGAATCCCGTATCCGTGACGTTAGGGCTGCAAGCTCGATCTATGACACTCTGCGCAAAGCCGACGAGAAGTCATCGAGCAACCGCGCACGTGTTGATGCGATGTTTGACGGTGCGGCACCTTACGACCAACGGGTCTTGTACTCGACTGGTCAAGGCAACCGGACCAACTTGAACTTCGGTGAGGCCCAGCGTTTGCTTGACGTTTCGATGTCTGCGTACGTTGACCTCTACACCAGCTTGCAGCAACTGATGCGGGTGTCGGTCACGGTCGGCGAGCCAGCCGAGCGACAAGAGGCGGAGGACCTTATTGCTGAGGAGTTGACGCAGACCTTGCGTGAGTGGCCCGAGTTTCATTCCAACTTCCTGCGCCTTTGTACGGAGTTCACGAAGCACGGTGTCGGCGTGTCTTACTTTGAAGATCCGAAGAGCTGGCGCTTTCGTGTTTGCGGTCTGACCGACTTCCTTATACCGAGGCAAACCCCTGCATCCGAAGAGTCAATCGAAGTTGCCTGTGCCCGCCGCCAGTATCTGCTTCACGAGCTTTACGGCTTCATCAAGAACGAAGAAGCCGCTGCGAAGATGGGCTGGGACGTTGACGAAGTGAAACGTATCATCTCGAAGAACGCACGTACTACTGGCCGTAACGGCAGCAACACCTACGCCGATTGGGAAGTGACCCAACGCGAGATGAAGAACAACGATTTGTATACCGGTCTCGAAAACACTACGGTGTCTGTGATCCACATGTGGGTCCGTGAGTTCGACGGCAGTGTGTCGCTTTTGATGTTTGGCGAAGAGACACCGAAGTCTTTCTTGTTCCGCAAGAACTCGATGTTTGAGAAACCAGAACATGCCTACGTGATGTTCTCTTACGGTGTCGGCACCAACGGTACCTACCATTCGGTGCGCGGTTTGGGCAACCGGATCTTCAACCACATCCAGACCAGCAACCGCATTCGTTGTCAGATGATTGACTCTGCGATGATGGGCGGTGCCGTGATGATCCAACCGGAAACGCAGCGTGCGCTTGAGGACTTGTCGTTCACGATGTATGGGCCATACTCGATCCTTTCGCCTAACGTCCGTATCGTCGAGAAGGCCGCGCCGAACTTGACCAACACGATGCAGCCAGCACTTGCTGACCTGCAAAACCAATTGGCAATGAACGTTGACCTTGTGTCAACTTACGGCAACCAAAGCAGCCCGTACCGTAACAATCTTCAGACCGAACACGACCTCGCGGTATCGAGCCGCTTGACTGGTTCGACCATTAACCTTTTCTACTCCAGCTGGTCTCGCTTGCTTCGTGAGATCGTACGCCGGATCATTACCAACCCACAGCGTGATGAGTACGTCACACGCTTCTACAAACGTTGCGAAGAGCGCGGCATCAGCAAAGAAGTCATCGCCTCGATCAACCATGACAAGACTGTCGCAGTACGCGCTATCGGTGCAGGTTCCGCCGCGAACCGCTTGCTTGCCTTGCGCGAACTTAACCAGATTGCCGGTAGCTACGACGAGGTCGGACGCCGCAACCTTATCCGCGACATCACTTCGGAACGGGTTGGTCGTGATCTGGTGGACCGCTACGCGCCAGCAAATCCGGAGCCACGAATGACCGTCGATGCGAAGATTGCGTTGCTAGAGAATCAGGCTATGCAGTCCGGCCAGCCCGTTGCCGTTCTCGATAGTGAGCTACACGGAATGCACCTCCGCATGCACGCCCCACTCCTGCAACAATTGGTCGGCGGCATCCAGTCTGGAGAAGTCGATCCGATGCAGTCGCTTCCGCTTGTTGAGGCTGTGTACCAGCATTGCGCTGAACACACCAACTACCTTGCCGCTGATCCTTCTGCCAAAGCCGAAGTTGCCGAGATGAAGCAGCTTCTGCAAATCGCCGAAGAAGTCATTACCAACTTCAACCGTAAGCTGCAAGCCGAGCAACGCAAGGCTATGGAAGCTGGTCAAGTCGAAGGCGGACAGGAAGGGCAGCAAGGCCCGACGCCTACCGAACTCAAGATGCAAGAGCATCAGCTTAAGATGCAGATCGCCCAACAGAAGGCTGAGATCGAAATGCGCATCAAGCAAGCGAAGGCAGACCAAGACCTTGCACTCAAGGATGCAGAGCGTGCGCTGAAACTTTCTGGCAACGTTACTCAATAAATTATTTGACAAATCGCGAACTTCGTGGTTTTCTTCATTCATGTTTGCCAACAAACCAGTTACTCCAATAACAATTGATCGGTGGTTTAATGACCCTCAATCAGCGCCGAGACTAAGGGAAATAATTGAGAACCCTTATTTTGAACTAGCAGCAGCTACTCTCCTTTCGGCATCCCGCCCCACTTTTTCTAACTTGGGTGACCCCGAACGGAACTCCCAAAGACAAGCGTGGTTGGCCGGATACCATGACTTCCTGAACGATCTCATTAAGCTGACCAAACAACCTGTTGCTAAGAACAATAACCCAGATGAATGGGCCCACTACGAATAACATATGAGCACACCAACACCTGAATCAGCGCCCGCTTCGGACGCCGCCACTCCTGCCGACAACGGTGGGTTCGTCGAATCCCTTGACTCGTACTTCGCGTCGATGGAAAACCCCGCACCGGAGCCTACCCCAGAACCGACGCCGGAGCCCAAGGAAACCGCACCGGAGCCCAAGGAAACCACGCCGGAACCCTCCGACAGCAAGCAAGACGCCCTTGCCGAACTCGATTCGGTCGAGCCTAAAGACTGGACACCGGAAGCAGCTCGTCGATTCAAGGAACTCAAAGCCGAACTCAAGACCTACCGCAGTAGGTCTGAGGAACTGGAGCAAGTCGCGGCTCAAAAGGAAAGCCGACTTCAGGAATTGGAAGCACTCGCCAACAATCCAGAGTACCAGCAACTCCAAGATCGGATCGCTGAGTACGAGAAGAACATGCTCGTCACGAAACTGGAGCAGAGCCACGCCTACCAGACCCTTGTTGAGCAGCCACTCGCCAACCTCGTACAGGAAGCCGATAACATTGCCGAGAAGTACTCGCTCGATGCCGGTACCCTACTCGAAGTAATCGCTACCGATGATGAGGCCGTACAAGAAGAACAGCTTTCTGAGCTACTCGCCAACGCCAGCGACCGCGATAAGTTCCGAGTCTACAAGATCATCGAAGAGGTCCGCCCCATCCTTGAACAGCGTCGCGTCCTACAAGAGCACGCTGAGGCGGCTCTGCGCGAAGCTGAGGAGCTTGACAGTGTTCGGAACCAGCAAAGCCTTATCGAGCGTGTGCAACAGCGTCAGGAGGCTGCTAACGCAGTTGCTGACAAGCTCAAGAACAAGCTCACGTTCCTTTCCGGCATGGAGGGTGTGGACCTTTCGGCCTACGCCAAAGAAGCGGCAGAGCTTGATCCCTCTACCCTTGACCCTGTAACCGGAACCTATCATGCGATGGCCGCAAAGCTGTTGCCGAAGATGGCTGCTCAGTACATCAGCCTCCAGAAGGAGATCGATTCCCTTACCGATCGTCTTGCGGAGTACGACCGTGCTACGCCGAGAGCCGGAGGTGGATCGCTTGCTACGGCTGGCGCACCTGTCACCGCTGACGGCAAGTCATTCCTTGATGCGGTCACTGCTGCATTTGGTCGCTAATCAAATTCGACAGCTTCGTACAAATTTGTATTGACAACTAATGCGATTTGTACGAAGCTACCCGCAACCCCAAAAGTTGCGACACCGACGGTCCGCTCCGTACCAGCCAAAAGCAAACACGGTTCTAGTAGGTGAGACACTTGAAAGGTAACTTGAAGCTAAGGCCCATGCGCCTGTCGCCCCGCTTCTGCGACACCCGTGTATTCTTTAACTTTAACAACCTTTTAACTTTTAACTACCTACTACTACTATGGCTATTAACGCTGGACAACTTTTCGCACAAACTGATGCGAACACCGCAATCGATACGATCCTTACACAAGAGGCTAACCGTATCGGTCAGGACATTCATCGCCGCACGCTTCACGTGTCTCCTTGGATGGACCTCATCAAGCAGACTTCCTTTCCTGACGGAATGGGCTACACCCTCGGAACTCTGATCTACGACCGTGCTCTCCCGACCACGACTGCTAACGGCTCGACCCTTGGCACGAACTGGATCGACGTCGGTGGCGCGACTTCCGAGTCGCTTGTCACTTCGAGCACTCTCGATCAAATCATCACTGGTTCCAAAGACACCAACATCGGTGCTGGCACCAACAACGCTAACGGCAAGTCGTTCATCTCGTTCGCTCGCCAACTCAAGCAGTACTCGCTCAAGCGTGCTACCGTTGAGTCTCCTCGTATCAACGTGGAAGACCTTCGTTTCGCCGCTTATCGCACCGAGCAGCTCCGCGCTGTTATGGATGCGCTTACCGACGCGACCAAGTACTCGTGGGAAGAGCGTTATCGTGACGAGTATGACCGTATCTGCGCTAACTACGTGATCTGTGAGCCGACTGGTACTGTCATCACTTCGACTGGTAAAGAAGGCAACGCTTCCGCTGACATCGACTTCGGTGCTGCTGGTGCTACTCCTTCCGCCAACATCTCGAACAAGATCCTTGACTCGATCTACTTCCGCTTGGTCCGTGCCGGAGCTGGTACGAACGCCTACGGTCGTGAGAACGCACGCCCTGTCTTCGCCCTTGTCTGCTCGTCGGAAGCATCCTACGCGCTGCAAACCGAAGCTGGTTTCCGTGACGACGTTCGCTACAACAACGCGAAGGTCTCGGAACTCATCGCTCCGCTTGGTGTTGAGAAGTCCTTCCGTGGTTTCTACCACTTGATCGACGACCTCGCTCCTCGCTTCACCGATGACGGCGACGGCAACCTCACCCGCGTTCTGCCCTACACCGCTTCGAGCGGCGTGGTCACTCCTAACGCCTCGTACGAGACAGCCCCGATCGAAGCTGCTTACATCCTTCACCAAGACGTGATGGAGTCGCAGATCCCTGAGCCCATCAGCGGTTCTAACGGACTCACCTTCGATCCCGTCAACTATCGCGGTAAGTTCGCTTGGAAGAACATCCCTTCCATCGACCTCAACCCCGATGGCACAGTCGGCTTCTTCCGTGGTGTTCTTGCTTCCGCCTCGAAGCCCATCAAAACCGAGTTCGGATTTGTGGTCTTGTTCTCGCGGACAAGCACAACTCCTGCCGCCTAATCAAACTAATAAAGGGTTCCAGCTTAGTCAGCTGGAGCCCTTTATTATAGATAAAAAATTCCCACTCTTGTCGAGTTATGAAATTAGTTAGAGGAACATACTGTGAGATAAGAAAACTTTATTTCTGGAAGATGTGGAATGGCAAAGAGAAATGGGTCTCACTTGAGGAGTTAGAGGAAAGAAAAGCCAAAGCAGCCAGACAAGCAAGAGAGTTACGCGCAAAAAATCCAGAGAGGGAGGTCCGTTACCGCCGAAAATATTACTATAGAGATGTAGAGAAATCTAGGCGCTATCTAAAAGAATGGAGGCAGAAGAATTTGGAAACGCGAAGGGAGCAACAGCGAGAATATAATCGACATAAAAGACTTACAGATCCTTTATTTCTGGCTAAAGGAAGGATTAGGGGTAGGCTTAGAAAAATGTTGCAGCTAAAAAAGTTCACTAAAAGAAGCAGAACTTCAGATATAATCGGTTGTTCTTGGGGGCAATTGAAAGACTATATCGAGAATCAATTTGTGAGTGGTATGGCGTGGGATAATAGGAGTCTTTGGCATATTGACCACATTGTTCCTCTATCTTCTGCAAAGACCGTAGAAGAACTAGAGAAACTCTGCCACTACACAAACCTCCAGCCATTATGGGCTTCAGATAACATGAGTAAAGGAGCCAAATTGATCCTTGACAAACCTCTCGAAAAAGAAGAAAGTATCTCTGCACAATAACTGTGTAGTTAATCGATTAACCCCAACCATCTAAATATATGCCTCCGACCTTGGATGACCTGCCAACTCTTGCAACGAATTCGTCGCCAACTGGTGACGACCTTATTCCTGTTTACGACCTTACGGCGACTGGCTCGTCGAAAGTCCGTAAACTCCCACTGAACCAGATCAATGGTCTTAGTTCTGACGATGTTGTAACCGACACTGATGCTGGTAACATTACCATCGCTTCCCGTGTACTGGTTATCTCAGGCGGTACTACAAGCGCCATCACCCTGCCCGCCGCTTCCGGTGCGCTTCGTGAGCTGTTTGTAATCAATGACGGTTCAGGCACGGCTACCCTGCCAACTCTTGCCGCCGGAACCGAAGCTGTTACTGCGGGCACTTCAGCCCACCTTCTCAGCAATGGGACTGGTTGGTATCGTGTATCCTAAACCCTAATAAGCACCCTGTAGCCTAAAAACTACAGGGTGTACCCTTTTTATGGCAAATACTCAAGCAGGACTCGGGGCTCAACTGAACTCCAATTATTTGAAGCAAAAAGCAACCCGCGCTAGTGCTGCTGATCCTAGATTCTCAAGCCAGACTAGCGTTGTAAACGTTAATGGCACTCCGATAACCAACCGCAGAGATCAAATTATGTTGGGTGAGAAGTACTCCCCCAATGCTAGTGCTGTTGGTCGTTTCGACCGCGCTGCTGCAAGAATCGCTGATAGAATAGCCGGAACTAGGGCTGCGCGGGTTCAGCGTGTAGATCGTGTAGTCGGCGGGGAACTCCGTGCCGCGAACCCTATTATACTTGGTGGTTCTATTGGCTCTTTGGGTGGTACACGAATTGGACTTAGTTCAAGTGGTTATGGTGACGGGTATAGACAAACATATTGGAGCGCACCGAGTTTGCGATAATTAAACCTTACAAATCTCTTTACAAAAGGTTCCAGATCTGCCAACCTATTTCTGTAACCGAAAACATCAATTTCCAAAACAATGCCCGCCTACATTCCAATGCCCGAAGGTCTTCAGCTTCCTGAAGAACCACAATTTGATCTTCCTGTAACCTTTGAGGTGCGTGACAATATGCTCTACGCTCTTGCTGTTGGGGGCCTACCTGTTCCGCAAGAGGGCGAAGAGCCTGAAGAGATGGAAGAGGAAGCACCAGAAGGCGGAGAAATGGATTTCATGGCGGCTGTCGAAGCTGGTATGAAGAAACCACAACCCAAATAACATTATGAAAACTACCGCACTAGGCATTTTAACCATCATTGCAACGCTCGCTAACGTGGGCGTGCAAGTCCTTAAAGGCGGCGCACCCGATCTGATGGGCGCGTTTGCCGCCGTAACTGCCGGAATCGGCCTTATCAAAGCCCGCGACAACAAGTAATGACTACAGACCAAGGCAAGGACTTTCTACACGGCGTAGCCGGTACGGTAGCCCCTGCCCTTGGGGTTGTTACTTCGTTTCAAGAGCAGCTGGAATGGGGCTTGCGCATGACCTCACTGACGATTGGTATTGTCGTGGGGCTGCTTTCCCTGTTCCGACTGCTTAAGAAACTCTAAATAGGTCAAGTGTAACACGACCTACAACGTAGATCCTAAACATGAGCACCATTGGAATCTGCATCGGCCACAGTCGCTCCGGCGATAAGGGTGCTGTCAACACAAAAGGTGCAAGCGAACACACCTTCAATAGCAAAATTGGACACCTTACCGCCGATTTGCTACGAAAAAAGGGATATACAGTGCATGTTGTTGACGAATATAAGGGGGGTTCCTACTCCTCAGCGATCTGCTGGCTATCGGACCACCTTGCAAAACTCGGCGTAAATGTGGCTGTTGAGCTGCACTTTAACTCTGCCGGACCGTTCGCTCAAGGCCATGAGTGGTTGCACTGGTTCCGTAGCACAAAGGGGCAGCGTCTGGCATCCTGTTTCAATCACGCTTTTAAGGAATCCTTTCCAGAAGCTCGTGTACGCGGCGTCAAGTCCGCTGATAAAGAGGACAGGGGCAGCTTGTTCCTGCGTATTACCCGTTGTCCAGCGGTTATTCTTGAGCCTTTCTTCGGTTCCAATAAGTCCGAAACGGACTTTTATACAGCCAACCAAACCAAGATGGCGGAGTGTTACGCCAAAGCCCTAACCGATTACTTGACATGAAAGGAATGATCCCACTGCCCGACGGCATCGCCCTACCGGAAGACGCTTCGACCAAACCCTTTAGCCTTAGTGGTATGTTCCTACTCCGTGGGGACAAACTGATGGCTCTTGAACTTGACGGAAAGCCTGTACCCTGCGGTGAGTATGAGGAGGAAGAGGGTGAAGAAGAGGAAGAAGGCGGTGAGGGAAAAGAACACGGCTGCTGCGGGGCATACAAGGAAGGCGAGATGTGCAAGGACTGCCCCAAACAAGAAGGCGGGTTCCTTGTTGCTATTGAGCGAGCAATGAAACCCTCAAAACGTAGTTGACAAAGCACTTAACACTGCCTATCCTGTAGGCCGTGAGCGCAGCAAACTACGATCTCTCCATCTCTTGCGGCGAGGACTTCAACTTCACGTTGCGAGTCCTTGACGCCTTTGACGATCCAGTTAATTTTGGCGGATCTACTTTTATTGCAGAGATCCGCGAGGAGCACAAGAAGCCCCTTATTGCAGCCTTTACTATTACTAGTGAAGGCAACGGCACTCTCAAGTTTGTTTTAACGGATACCCAAACAAAGCTCATTAGCCCCACTCGAAAGTACAAGTGGGACTTCTTTTGGACCAAAGCTGACGTAACAACTAAACTTCTTTACGGCAGCGTGACTTCTGTAGCGAATATCAGTAATCTATAATGGCCTCTAACGAAACATCAAAGTATAAGCTGTCTGTAGTTGAAGGTACAGAGCTTCAGTTGTCACTCAGCGGTCCTGCTGGTCCTGCTGGTGTGTCGGGCACAATCACGACTAGCACAAGCACAAACCTTACTGGCTACATTTTCGGCAACGGAACCAACATTGCTGGCGCGACTGCTGCTGCTAGTGGGGCAACTGCTGATACGCTTGTACTGAGAGATTCATTAGGCGCAGCTTCTTTTGCTACATCAGCAGTAGCTAGTGGAGCTGCAATTACTGGAACTAATTCTAGTTCAGGGATTGGAGTGCGTGGTTCGTCGGGTTCTGGTATTGGGGTTTATGGTCAATCAAACCTTGGTGATGGGGTTAGTGGGTCCAGCAGTTCTAATAATGGTGGCAAATTTTCATCAACTGCGGGAAATGGATCAAGATCTTCCTCTATCGAAGGGACTGGTGCTGTTTCAGAAAGTCTTAGTGGAGCATTACACCATGCGTTCGGAGGTGGCGGCAACGACCGTTCCGCCGTCGAACGCGTCCGTGGATGGTTCGTCTGGTTCTTTGGATCTTTCACTGGTCGCCTGAAGACCGCCGATATCACGGCAAACCGTGAATGGACCCTGCCAAACGCATCAGGAACCCTGACTCTTGATTCCCACACCCACGTTATTTCTGACGTAACCGGACTCCAGACGGCCTTAGATGATAAATCGCCAGCACCAGCAAGCTCTTTCGATCTCACATATACAGGAACTCTACCAGTTCCTATGATCCCAATCCTCACGACTACTCCGCTGAGAGATGCTATGTTGGGCGCGTCCGGCTCTCAAGCAGCGACTTTGCGTAGCGGCAAGTGGGTTACAGGCATTAGCATTACTGGTTCTAACAATCCAACAATCGACAGTCTTACAACTTTATCTTCTTCAGATATAGTAGGTATTAGAGATTCTTTTGGTCTAACTAGTTTAACTAAACTAACCACTGTTAGTTTTCCGGCTTTAGCTTCTATTGGTGGCGGTTTTAACTTTAGTGGTGGTGGAAGTATGAACGCTGTGACCACTGTTAGTTTTCCTGCTCTAGCTTCTGTCGGCAGCAGTTTTAACATTACTAGTGGTCTTGGTGGCAATTTAAACTCCCTTACCGCTGTTAGTTTTCCGGCTCTGGCTTCTGTTGGTGGTGTTTTTAGCTTTAATGGTGGTGCTACTAGTAATATACGATCCCTTACCACTGTTAGTTTTCCGGCTCTAGCTTCTGTCGGTAGCAGTTTTTCCTTTAGTGGTGGTGGAAATATGAACGCTCTGACCACTGTTAGTTTTCCGGCTCTAGCTTCTGTTGGCAGCGGTTTTAACTTTGGTGGTAGTACTAATATGCACTCCATTACCGCTATTAGTTTTCCGGCTTTAGCTTCTATTGGTGGCGGTTTTAACTTTAGTGGTGGTGGCAATATACCCTCCCTCACTACTGTTAGTTTTCCGGCTCTAGCTTCTGTTGGCGACACAATGACCTTTAATAGTGCTGGCTTTATATACTCTTTAACCACTGTTAGTTTTCCGGCTCTAGCTTCTGTCGGCGCTAGTTTTACCATTAACGGTGTTGGCTCTATGCCCTCTTTCACTACTCTACTAATAGGTTCAGGGTTAAAACATATCAATGGAAATTTTGCTAGTGGAAACGTAAATCTTGATGGGCACAACGCGTGGTCAGCTGGCGCATACTATCCATCATATACATCGTTCACCGCACCTGCATCGGCCTTCTCTTCTACCGGAACAACGTGTACTGTTACCCTTACAGATCATGGACTTCAGACGGGTAGTTTAATTACAGTCTCCGGCCTTACAGGAACAACAGCGGGAACTCACCCCTTTAACACTAATACAACTGCTCCAGTTGCAATTACCAGAATTAGTTCCAGTCAATTCTCGTACACTATAACTGCAACTACACTGATAGCGACAGGCACAGCAACGATTCAAAGGCAGGGAGCCACTGTCACGCCGATCACTAAAAACGGTAGAAAATATATTTGTACCACTGCCGGAACGTCTGGCGCGACAGAGCCTACATGGCCTACAACAATAGGTAACACTGTTGCAGACGGCACTGCTGTTTGGACATGCTCAGAGATGTCTCAGGCTAATATCTTATCGAGACTAGACGCGCTAAATGGAACCAACCAAACAACCACTTACGGCGCTAACCGCTTTATAAATATAGCACCAGCCACTTTAATTACGATCAACAGTATCGCTACAGCTTCTGGAACAGCTACGATTACAACCGCAACGAACCACGGAATAACAACAGGCACACAAGTTGTAATTTCTGGTTGTACGGGAACTGCTCTGAGATACAACGGTGTGTGGACCGTAACTTCAACCGGATTAACTACGCTCACAGCAACTGTCCCAACAGACTTAAATGGTGTTGCGGGAGCCGGAACTATGAGGCTTACAACTGCCGCCCCTCAATATACTGGTATCCTCCCAATTGCTTCGACGTCAATAGTCGGAGCAGCGTCAGATTCCCACGCCATATTTTCGAACACTCAATTACTAGATTCAGATTCAGGAACGGTGCTGCCCGTTTTCCCTGCTGGAATTTACACACGCAACGGAACAACAAATGGCTTTGCAAAATACTCCTGTGTTGAAAATGGATGGGACATTTGGTACGATACGACAAGACAACGTTGGGCGAACACACCGTCTGCATCTACTGGCAACACCACAGTAGTTAGTGACTATCCAAATACCCCACGGGCTGTTGCGATTTCTTCAACATCTACAGCTAATCCGGCGGTCATTACATCTTCTGTTGCCCACGGTATTGCAACAAATGCAGTATTTACTGTTGTAATTGAAGGGTGCTCGAACGCAGCATTGAATGGATCATGGACTGCTAAATCTACTGGCACAGCGACCTTTGAAATTCCAGTAAGTGGAGCAGCAGGAGCAACAACAAATAGCGGTACAGTTGCTGTCCTAAACCAATCCTTGAATCAAGGCAGACTTATGAGCACAACTGTTGCCGCTCCGATTCAGGGAGTCCAACAAACAATAACCCTCAACAGCCACGGATTTTCTAACGGGGATTTCATTCATTTTTACGGCGCTGTTGGAACTCAAGCTACTAGCTGTACTGACCTAAATACCAGTGCTACAGTTAAAAGCACTACCTCAGCTATTACAGTAATTGACGGAAACTCTTTTAGTTGCGTCCGCTACGCGAATACCCAACCGTTTATCGGAAGTTATACGCTCACCACTCAGCCCCATATGCGAGATACGACTGTAAACGACGTGGCTTACTATACGGCACTTAAACTCCGCGCAAAAGGAGTAGCAACACTCCTATACGGAATCACAGGACTTTAATCTTATGAGATATCAAGTAATACACGACGGAACTAAAGTGCATTCATTGTTTCTATCCGAAACTGTTGGCAAGTCCTTGCAGGAATGCGAAGAAGAAATCGCAGCCCTTAACTTAGACTACGACGAAGAAGAAATGGAACAATTTCGACAGGACGACGCTTTAATCTCCCTTGACCAACCACCCCAAACCCTATAGACTCTTATTATGACTGACACAATCCTCAAACAAAATGCCGGACGCGGCGGTGCTGTAATCGTGACCGCTACAACCGTCCCTGCTGGTAATTACTGCGCTATGCAGTGGGTTACTTCCGGCACAATTACAACGGCCCTAAACGCACCGCTCCTTACCGGAACCCAAACGTCGATCACCTATCCAGCACTACTCCGCATTGATACCCCTATTACTGGCGGTACTGGTGTAATCACCGGAACCGCTATCTTCTACAAAGCTATTTAAGCTGAACTAAAATGCTCGCCGCTAACTACGATATCACAATTGATCGCGCTGCCGAATACAACTTCGTGCTGACGATCCAGAATCAGGCTGGTGCTGCCGTCAATATTGGCAGTGCTACGTTCTATGCTGATATCCGTGAGACGGCTACTAAGAAAGAGGTAGTCTCATTTACGGCGACTGTTCTCAATAGCGGCGTAAACGGACAGGTTTCCTTAGCCCTTACAGAGGCAAATACCCTACTGCTTAAACCAGCTGGAGATTACGAGTACGACATCTTCATGCGTCGCGGAACAGTCATGGAGCGTCTTATTTACGGTTCCGTAATCGTACGAGCCAACATCACTAAAGGAGTTCCAGTAGACCCAATCAGTTAATACCATGCCATCAGATACCTACATCTTGACCATCTCAGACGCTGGCGTTTCAGTTCCGTCCAGCCACGCCAGCACCCACATTACTGGTGGTAGCGACGTGATCCCAACTGCGACATCGAGCACTAGTGGCTTGATGAGCCCCGCGATCTTTGACCAACACGTCACCAATACCGCCAAAGTCTCAAACGCCACCCATACTGGCGACGTGACTGACGCGGCTGGCGTCCTTACCGTTAAAAAGATCAACGGCGTCTTGATGGAAAGTCTCGCTACAGGCATCGTCAAGAATACAACTGGAACAGGCGCACCTTCAATTGCTATCGCTGCTGACTTCCCCCCACTTAACCAAAATACAACAGGTAATGCTGCTACCGCAACCAGAGCAACAAACCTTGCTAGTGGTTCTGCTGGTTCTGTGCCGTATCAAACAGCGGCGAACACAACTGCGATGTTGTCGGCTGGTACGGCTGGTCAATTCTTAAAGTCCAACGGCGCAGCGGCTCCTGTTTGGGGTGCTGTCAATATGTCTACCGATCTGACAGGTACACTGCCTGTTGATAAAGGTGGCACTGGCGCAGCTATTCTTTCCGGTATTGTTAAAGCAAACGGAACAAATGCTTTTACCGCTGTGCCCGAACCAGCTGGAGATCTGGTCGGCACTACTGCAACACAAACGCTGACCAATAAAACTCTCGGCAGTGGTACAACAGTTACAGCTCTCGGCACACCAAACTCCGGCACACTTACAAATTGTACTGGACTTCCAATTACTACCGGAACAACAGGAACTCTTTCTGTAGCCAGAGGCGGTACTGGAGTTCCTACTTTAACTGGCATCGTTAAAGCAAATGGAACAGGTGCTTTTACTTCTGTAACTGAACCCGCTGGAGATCTGGTCGGCACTACTGCAACACAAACGCTGACCAATAAAACTCTCGGCAGTGGTACAACAGTTACAGCTCTCGGCACACCAAACTCCGGCACACTTACAAGCTGTACTGGTTTGCCAATAAGTGGTCTAGTGTCTTCAACATCAACTGCGTTGGGTGTCGGTTCTATTGAACTCGGACATGCAACCGATACAACAATCTCAAGAGTTTCGGCGGGAAGGATCGCCGTTGAAGGTGTTAACGTTGTTACTGCGAGTTCAACCGATACTTTAACGAACAAAACGCTCGATGATCCAGTATTGGGGACTCCTACATCTGGCACTCTTACAAACTGTACTGGACTCCCGATTGATGGCGGGACAACCGGAACTCTGCCAATTTCAAGAGGTGGTATCGGGGAGACAACATTTCTGTCTAGCGGTAATCTTTACTACGATTCTTCGACAGAAGAAATCACCATTGCAGAAGCATCCGGTCCTTTGGATGTATCGGGTGGGGGGACTGGATTAACAACTACAACAGCGCGAGCAATTCTTATTGGCGGCTCTTCTAGCAGCGGCCCGTTGTCTCAAATGACGACTGGAACATCTGGTCAGCTATTGTTGAGTCAAGGTTCTGCTGCTAACCCAACATGGCTTTCTTCCGGTACAACTGGTCAGATCCTTACTAGTGCCGGAAGTGGATCTAATCCGACATGGACTACACTTAATAACACCAGATCTTACGCAGTGCTTTCTCAATCATCGGGGTCAACAGCACAGGCGCTCACTACTTCATTTGCTCAATTAACCGGATCTGGAGCCACTCTCGATTCCGCTGTTTCTTCTGGTTTCAGCGGAACGGGCTATACTCTCACATACACCGGAACCACTACGGCTCTCTTTAAAATTGATGCTCGCTTAGATCTGACTGGAGCCGCCGCTAATGATGTGGTTGCAGTTAGAATTTCCAAAGGGACTAACCCTATCTCCGCCTCAGAGAGTCGCAACTTTACTGGCGGAACAATAAGTGGTACTGATAACAACCATTTGGTTTCTTTATCAACCTCATATATTGTCTCATTGGCGACCAACGAAACGGTAACAGTTTACATTGCTTCCGGCACAAATAGTGGTTTTAATGTTATTGTGCGGCGGATGGAAATGATAGCAACTCAAGTATAACATGCCAGTCTCTCAATTACCACAAGCCCCGTATAGGCAAGACCGCAAGATCTTCCCCACACCGCTTGTCGGTGATGTCTTGTTCAGTGAAGTACGTGACGGCAACCGTACGAATCTTCCCGAATACGGCACGCCTCATCCGAATACTACGAAGTGGCCTAACCACAAATTGGTGTTCATTAAGCCTGTTGATATCGAGCGAAACGAGATCTTTGAGTTTTTCTATGCTGCCGACAGAGAGAATCAGGATCTCTACAACTTCTCTGTTGGCTATAGGAACATAATTGGTAACGTCGGTGGTAGAGAGTTCCGCGTTATTCAACGCTCTTATGTGACTCCACGCGAAGGGTTTGAGCCCCTCGATATTGCATTTGGCACACCAATGCCAAACATACCAGAGGGTAAGTTTGATGGCGTTGATTACATATTCTTTGACCGCCAACAACAACGCATCGAGCAGCAGGAACTAGACTCTTTGTATGTGGCCGAAGTGCATACGTATGTTGAGACAGCGTTTCTGGAGTATAAACTATCTTATGCTGCTGATCGAGTTGACCCGCTACCAGACCGCTTTAGGACATCAATCCAGCAGGAGATCACCGAAGAAATCGCTGAAGGTCTTGCAGAGATGCCGCAGCTTTCTGGCTCGGAACTCAGTAAAAAAGAAGACCAACTTAATCCGGATGTAAAACTCATTCGCACTGTATCTAGGGCTACCCCGACAAGTGGCGTGAAACTGGACGGTGTTGTTTACGATAACGTAACTGGTAGGTCGCTTGAGTCTGACGAGGTTGTCTATCCTAGGGGCACAGACGTAAATGGTGCTGGTAAAGTCGAGGATCTATTTGCCAACCCAAACAATCCTTTCTGGGGTCAACAAGCAGACGGTTCGTTTTTTATTGGAGACCAGATTTCGGACGACTGGTTCTTACTCAAGAAACAGTTTGTAGCACCGACTAATGCTGTCAATTCGCTGTCCAATCCGGCTAAGAAAAGGTTCCTTCAGCGCGTTACTCCGTTGGGTACGGACATCCTATTCTACGAAATCGGCTCTATGCCGACAACTACGCCGACCTACGGCAGTGCCCACTACGATATCGCCAACTGGCCTAACCATAAGTTGATCTATATCGTACCGGAAGGCGACTCCGGCATCCTGTATCGGTTTTACTATGCCGCAGACAGGAACAATCAAGACCTATACAACTTTGTTGACGAGGACGGAAGGGCTCTTACAAGAACCTACATTATTCCGAGGGCTCAGTATTTGAATAGAGCTTCGTACAACGCGACCATACCGACAGTCGGTACGTCCGCTGATCCGCAGTTTGGTTCATCTGATGCTGTGTATGGCGGATTTGTTTTTGTAGGTGAAAACATTGAGAAGGCGCCGGAACCACTCGATAACCTCTATGTAGTTATTGAGCGTGTCTATCTACCTAAAGTGCGTACGTCTATAAAGTACGATGACAATATCGAGAAAGCTGTGTCTGTAACACAGACGATTATTAAAAAAGGCACAGGACCTACGGTACAAAACTCCGTTGGTGTCACTGTGCAGGTAGAGAACGTAAATAATTGGTACGATATTGAGACTGTCTCACGTATTGTCGGTCTTGAGAGTATGTTCGACAGCAACGGTAAGTTTATACCGATTCGCCTACCTGACATACCAAAAGATGTAAACTACAACTTCCCGAATAGACTTAACTCAGTAGATATTAAGTTTGTTTCGGCGACTACTACCAACCCTAACAGTGGTTCGACAAATACCGATACTGCATACTATATAGATTACGATCTCCAGAGTCCGCCTTCCGGTCCTTATGCTGCCAAAATGATTCGGTTTTTAACCGACGACCCACAAGCGATTAAAGCGCAGTATCCTGTAGTTCAGTTGCACCCAAAACGCGAGACAATTGGTATCGCAACAGCTATTGATGGCAATGCTAACGCGCAACAGATTGAATTACCCTCCTCTATACACGGCCCAATTGACATCACTATTAATGATAGCGATGTAGATTTAACCGGATTGAATTACGCCGTTACTCCGGACCTGCCAGTATCTGCTGACTTCTTCACGCTTATGGCTGGTGGGGATTTTGTCGCAGGTTACGAAGTAAGCAAAACAATACTGAATCTATATGAGGTAAGTGTGGTTTTAATTAATATCGATGGTCTTTATACAAATAAATTTGTAACTTCTACCACTGGTCAGACAAGAGCCAGACATGTATTGAATAATCTTGAGCCAGCTTGGGAGTTAGTAAAAAACCAGACAATCTATACAGGTTCGAGTATAAGATCCATACAAGACATATATGTATACAAACAAGCGGAAGTAACTGTATCGTTCTCTAGTCCTTATGGGTCTTTGACAATAATTTGTCCGGCTCTTTCTAAAGCAGTAGTCTCCTACAACTACATACAAAGTCTTGTTAATGGTCAGTGGTCTGGTAATGACGGCTCGCAGTATGAGCAACAAGCGCAGGTAATAGGTCAGAATAACCATGCTATTCTTAAATCCAGACCAGCTACGTTCATCGCATCGAAACTACAAAAGGATAGCAATTTAAATCCGTATTTTATTTTTGATTCAGATGGGGTGGCACTGCTATCTACCTCGATTAAGTCTCCAGCGCCGACATTCGGAATGACGTCGCCGACTGGCGGCACTTCCGTACTGGTAAACGTAACCATTTAAAACAATGGGGGATAGATACTATTCAGACGAGTTTGGTGATAGGCAATCCTACCACAGGGATATGCTACAAATGCAGCGCGATCAACGGAAGGCGGAAGCGAGATCCAACCGAGATGCTAGACGAGATGAGCAGCAAAAAGCCAAAGACGACCTCTTTAATGGTAAAAAAAGAGAGATTGCAAAAAGCACTACAGGAGATAACAAGCAAAGGAATGGTGCTGAGGATGACGTTAAACAGGTTAAAAAAGACCAAAAGAACGGCGGAGCCGGAGCCGGAGCCGGAGCTGGTGGAGCCTACGACGATTCAGAGTTGCGTGCTTTGATTACCGCTCTTGAGAGCAGACTTAATTCAGCTTCAATCGACGCACAGTGCGGTGAGGGCTCCGTTACCGTTACCTTGAACCTTTAATTTAATATGGCGACATATGTGTCTACTACCTATTGCCCGTCGTGCTGCACTGATTTTCAATTGACAATTAAATACGATTGGTCTGGAACCGGAATGCGTGATCTTGATACGAAAACAACAGCATTTGGTGAATCCGTTGGGTGGAGCTGTGGAGGTAGTGGGACATATGTTCAATGGATTAGTGGAGATAATAGAGGGTTGAATGGATTTGAGCAGGTTGATATTCTTGTAGATACGGCTAGAACTAATGAACTATGGACATCTAGCTATAATATACAATGCTTTGCTGGGTGGTATGCGCCATCGGGAGGATCAGGGCCAGCTAATTTAATTGTAGAATATAAAAATAAAACCAAAAACAAATCTATATCTCCGGGTAGCCAAAGTGGATGCGCTTCAACAGCAGTTGCAACGGTAACGGTTTATTCAACAATACAACCAGATGGAAGCTACTTCGAGATCGTGTGAGTTTTTCGTGGATGGTCGCTGCGGTCTTGGATACCACAACGGCAAGCCTCACGCTGGCAACTGCCGCGCCTGTATCGCAGCAGGTGAAAACAACCGCGAGCATGCCAATCGTCTGCCAACCTTTGCCGCGCAGATAAGATCAGCAACATCTGCTGCTGCAAGATTTGCCAAGTCTAGGTTCGCTCAAACCGAACCTGATACCCTTGCTGTCCGAATCGAAACCTGCCGATCCTGCGACCTATGGGACGCAGCAGGAATGCGCGGCACTGGCCGCTGCAAGAAATGCGGGTGTTCCACACAAGCCAAATTAAGAATGGCTACCGAAAAGTGCCCCATTGGCAAGTGGTAAAGAATTACTTGACAACTGATAGCCGACAACCTACCCTCTGACCTGTAATGAAAGCTAAGACCAAAAAGCAAGTAGCCTACCTGCTCAGTAAAGTCAGCCCCCTCAGTAATAAGGAGCAGGGCAAACTGAAGGGTGAGCTTCACAGCGGTGAAGTCAAAACCAAACCCAAAAAGTAATGCCCGCCACTACGGTAAATCAGCTGGTTCCGATGCTCAGTCAGTACATCGAACCAGACGGCGAGTTCAAGACAAGCCTTAATCAGGTCTTGTCTCGTATCTACAACATGGGGACTTACCGTGATCTTACTATCCAGTACAGTCTGCCTGTTGTTGACAATTGCGTTACGCTGCCGGACGAAGCCGATTCGGTACTTCACACCATTGTGGATAACCAGCCAGTGCCCGTCCGTTCTTTGTGGCACGACTTCAAATCGGTCGGCATGGGGGTCGGCGCAGCTGACCTTACATGGGGTCTGGTTGACGCTGGTTTTCACCCGTTGAAGCGGTTGATTACTACCGCTACCGATACTTTGCACATTGTTCCGTCCGACCAGTCACCGACGAAAACCAATTTCAATCCTAATGACGGCGGCGAGATCGTGGTCACAGCGACAGATGGCGATAAGATTTATCAGTCAACCACCGATACCGTATCCGACAACGATGTGCCTCTCACGTTTGCAGAGGACATTAACGCTGTGATTAGTATCCGCTTCGACGGTCTTACGGATGCCTACGACATCCGAACTACTGCGGGCAATTCCGATACCACAATTGCCACAGTCGGACCGGATTCCGGTGTCACTCGCTATCGTAGGTTCAGACTGAACCGCTCGACCAACGACGAGACTGTCGTTCATGTTCTCTGCAAACGAGCCTTCCAGCCTGTGCGCTCCGATAACGACATCGTGTATGTCGGAAATGTCGGTGCTCTAAAGCACGGTATGTTGGGTCGTTTGATGGAGGACAATGCCGACATCGAACGCTCCGAATATCACTGGAACAAGTGCATGCAGCTGATGGAAGAGGAAGCCGCTACCTCAAGGGGTGCTGCTATTCCGAGGTTGAATGTCGATCCATATGGTACTGGCAACCTTAATCGTATTTACCAACTGTACTAATGATAGTCATTAAACCTTCCGGTGAAGACCGGAAACAAGCACGCGCTGAAGCCAAAGCGATGGGTGTGCTCAGGGGCTCAATCGCAAGAGGTCGGGGCAACGAGATTGGAATGATGGGCGAGATGCTTGTCCACCGCGAGATCGGAGGCAGCAGGGTAGGCGACATAAACTTCGCTTATGACATCACTATGCCAGACGGCGTAACCATTGACGTGAAAACGACTAAGGCCGCTAGTGTGCCGGAACCCCATTATGTGGCTCGCGTGTACGGTGCAGAGTCCAGTGCAGAAAAGATAGGCAGCAAATGTGATGTCTACTATTTCGTTAGGTGTAACCAACAAATGACTCTCGCCACTATTATTGGTTGGTTGCCAGCAAAAGAGTTTATTGCGAAAGCAACCTTCCTGCCTAAAGGCAATGTCGATCCGAATGATGGAAAGCTATCTTTCTCTGATGAGTTTGTGGTACCCATCTCAGAACTGAACCCGCCCTCCGTGAAGATCACGAAGAAGCGGGTTCGTTAGTTTCTTAGAAGTCGCCACCTTGATCGATGTCGTACGCCTCTGAGAGATCGATCTCCCAGATCTTGCCGCCACCTTGACCCTTGCTCCGTACAGGCCGTACGTTCTTGTTGTGCTGACTTACCTCTTCGAGTACCGTCATGCCGCGACGGACAAACTCCAGATTTCCGCTGTTGCCGACGCTACGACCGCCGTTACATTCTTGTAGCACAACGGTGAACTCAGTAAGAGTGCCGCGCCACTTGGTAAGAGATACGGTTTCACGGACCTTCTTAGCGAAGAACTCGACCATCTCCGCAATAGCAGAACGCGAGCTATTGTCGTAAGCTGCGGCTTCGATGAATGAGTCAATGTAAGTCTTAACGCCAAATCGGTTGGAATCCTTTATCTCAATCGGTACCTGCCAGTCGTAAAGCCACTTGAGGAAGAACGGCAGTTCGGTGTTGATCGTGTTCTCGACGAACTCGTTTGAGCCGAACTTCACCTTGTGTCCGCTGTTGATACGCAACGCAATGATCTTGTCTCGGTTGCTGCTGTCAAGTGACGGCAGAGCGGCAAGGGAGTTGGCATCAAGGTTGAGGGACATCATAACCCTACCGGACCAAGGCAACGGAATAGCGTCCGCATACTTCGCATGGTACTCAAGTCTAGGGTTGGCTACACACCTCTTGGTAAGCTCGACGAACTTGCGCTGATCGGCGTAGGTCGCTGCTGCTGTCTGGTCGTCCACCACCCAAGCGGCAGATCCGCAGAGGTCACGGTTAAAGCTGGTCTTGCCTGACAGATAGTCCGAGGCATCACTAAACCCGCCGACCGAAGCACCAATAATTTTGTTGGTGAGTAAGGTCTTACCGTGTCCGGCTGGTCCCAATAGGATCATCAGTTGCCCTTGATCGAGTCGGCATTCAAGCACCGCTTTGTACAGGCGTTGGAACCACGCTAGGAAATACGGCAGCGTTTCCTTGCCGTCACTGTCCTTTGCAAAGAACGGCATGAGATATGAATGAATCCACGGCCAGTTAGCTGGATCTCCATTGTCAGCTGGCTGCACGGCGTTTGCCCTACAGTTGTTGAGAATCTTTCTGCCGTAGTAGTCAACCACTCGCTCTTTGGAGAACACGACAGGCGCGACCTCTTCGACACGGCAGTCGTTGGAGATAGTGAGGATAGCTTGTTCGATCTCCGATACCGTTTGGTTCTTCTTGAGCTTAGGGCTGAATCCAGCCTTACGGAGTTCGAGCACCAGTTGTTCTTTCGGTATTGCCACAGGTCCGCCGTTAAGGAGTTTGTAGAATGACTTTCCGTTGAACCAGTACTGGTCTAGTAGAGTAGACAGTTTCTTCTCCTCGTACTGGTCAACGAACTTCTTACCGAAGATCGAACCCCACGACTTGAACCCTGTACCCGCACGGTCTGAGTAGCAGATCATTCCGTCTTCCCGTACCTGACAGCCGTCGCGGTCGATGCCGTCGTCAATCCAGAACAGTGGTCCGCGAGCACCTACGGTGAACTCACCTTTCCATCGGTTCGGGAACTT